GAACCCGCAAGCATCTTTTCGCTTAGTTTTCACTACTCGCCGAGTGCAGGTCTTTCGCCCATCCAGAATTACCCGCACCATGTCTCCGTTAAACAGAATCGGCAAAACCCTCATAACCCTCACGCTCCTTTCCTAAAACGGCTCCGCTTTCAGTTCAACTTCAAGCCCTGGCTCCGCCACCATTACCGGGCAGTCAATCACTGCTGCAATCTTCTCTCGAAATCCAGCCGGATCCCCATTATGATCACTCAGATGGATGAGAACCACATTGCGAAGATCGTACGAAGTATTCGCCCGGACAAAATCTTCCGCAGCTTCAACACTCATATGACCCTGTAAAACATGCCGGCGCTTCTCGCCGCTCTCTTCCGATTCATCCAAATATTCCTTACTGTAGTTGGCTTCGATCAGGATATGATTGACCTCGCTGAATCTGTACTTCACATACTCGGTATCCGTGGCGAACACCAACCGCCCCATATCGGGATGAGTTACTAAGAACCCATTGCACGGGCAGTCATGGATTACTGGAAACGGCTGAACAACAAACCGACTGATTCCAGTCTTATGTTTCGGCGGGAGCGGTTTAATCCGCTCGCCTCCGCATTCCTCGATGTCTGCCGCCGTATCTTCTCCACCGTAAACAGTGATACCGTTTTTCATATACTCCTTGATATGAGCAGCGTGATCGCCGTGCCGATGTGATACCAGGCAGCCAACCACCTTGCCAATCTGCCAGTCAATGGCTTTCTTGACCTCAATCAGCTTACAGCCGGCTTCAATCAGCAAAATCTCATCATCGGCAATCAAGGCGTATCCATTGCCCTTACTGGAACTTCCAATGACTTTTAGCTTCATCATATGCCCCCTCAATTAACTCATCCTTCGGTAAAACAAAGCTTGCCACATTCCCTAACGCACCAAACCCTCTAAGCATTTCCATTGCTTTCAGCACACGATCTGGC